CCTCTGCGTCCGGACATGGTCGAGCCGCGGCTTGAAAACGGACGCCTGTTGTACCGCTGCACCTTCTCCAGCGGGGATTACAGCTCTATGAATTTCCGGAACATGATCCCTATTCCGGGGCAAAAGGGCTTTCAGGCAGACCTCGACCCAGCGGACGTTCTACATATCCCAGGCATGGGATTCAACGGAATCACCGGCTATTCGGTCATCGGCAAGATGCGCAACGTCATCGGCCTGGCCATGGCCGCCGAGAACTACGCGGCGCGGCTCTTCGCCAACGACGCCCGGCCATCCGTGGTGATCGAACACCCCGGAGTGCTCAAGAAGGACGCCCGCGACAATCTGGGAAAAAGCTGGCGAGCGAACTACGGCGGTTCGGATAAGGCCGGAGGGACGGCCGTCCTCGAAGAGGGCATGAAGGTAAAGGAAGTCGGCTTTCCGCCCAAGGACGCGCTGTGGATTGAGTCGCGCAAGTTCAGCGTCATCGAAATTTGCCGCTGGTTCCACGTTCCGCCGCACATGGTGGCCGAGCTCGAGCGCTCTACAAACAACAACATCGAGCACCAGGGTATTGAGTTCGTGGTTCACACGCTCATGCCCTGGCTGGTGCGATGGGAGCAAGGAACGGGCCTGCGGCTGATCAGCCAGACTGGCCGCTACTTCGCGAAGTTGAACGTGTCCGGCCTGCTGCGCGGCAGCATCAAGGACCGCACCGACGCCTACCGTGCGTTCGTGGATATGGGGGCGCTCAACCCCAACGAGGTCCGGGAGCTGGAGGACTGGAACCCATACGACGGCGGCGACGAATATCGCAGACAGGTGAACACTCAGCCCGTCGGCGCTGTTGGTGGAGGTAAAAACGAATGAAGGACCCCGTGAAGCTGATGCGCAACATGATCTCGCCCAAAGGTGGCCGGCGCGCCTGGTATTCGATCACGGCCGGCACCAAGGAAACCGAAGTCCGCATTTACGACGAAATCGGCTGGTGGGGAACTACGGCCAAGGGCCTGGTGCAGCAGATTACGGCCATCAAGACTCCGGTCATCAGGCTGCGCATTCACTCGCCGGGTGGAGATGTCTTCGAGGCCGCGGCTATCTTCAACGCCCTGAAACGCCACGAGGCCCGCGTCGAGGTGCATATAGACGGGCTGGCCGCCTCGGCCGCTTCGTATATCGCCCTGGCCGGCGACGTGGTGCGCATGGCCAAGAACGCCTTCTTCATGATTCATAACCCGTGGAGCTTTGCCGTCGGTGACGCCGAGGAACTGCGCAAGGCTGCCGACATCACGGACAAGATCGGCGAGTCGATGGCCGAGACTTACGCCGAAAACTCCGCCAAGACCCTGGATGAAATCAAGGCGCTGATGGCGGACGAGACCTGGTTCAACGCCCAGGAGGCCCTCGACGCCGGTTTTATCGACGAGATCGAGGGCGAGAATGACATAGAAGCGAAATTCGACATGTCTGTATTCAGCCATGCTCCCGAGCAACTCCAGCCGCGCGCGGGACGCGACGCGGACCCGGAGCCGCCCTCGGAGAGAGACGTTGAACGAATCCTGCGGGACGCCGGATTCAGCCGGAGGCAAGCCGCCGCCATCGTGGCGGAGGGCTACCAAGCAGCGGATCAGCGGGACGCTGATATCGATGCCAAGGCAGACGCCGGCACGGTTGAAGGAGACGAGGCTGGGGAGGTGGAGACGCCAGCGGCGCCAGCGGCGCCAGCGGCGCCGCCGGCTTACTTGGGCGCGGCGGAACTCCTGGAGCTCCTGGCCGCTAACTGACAAGCAGCACTTGACACTTGCTGGCACGACCGCCTTCGGGCGGTTTTTTCGTGCCCGGAGGGAAGAAGAGATGAAGAAGCAAATACGAGCGCTTCAGGAGCAGCGGACCGAGCTCCTCAATGAGGCGGCCAGGATATACCGAGCCGCCATCGATGAAAAACGCAAGCTGACCGAGACCGAGGAGCAGCGCATTGAGTCTCTCACGGCCCAGGCCAAGACCATCAAGGACACAATCGCCGTCCTTGAGGAAATTGGCGACGAGGGCGAGGCCAGGATCCCCGGCTTCGTGGCCGGCTCCCTAGCTGGGAATAACGACAATACTCAGCCCCAGCGCGGCCCATTCAGCTCCTTCGGAGAGCAGATACGGGCAATTTATCAGGCGTCGCGCGGAGACGTGGACCCGCGCCTGCTCGCCGTGAATTCCTCGGCTTCTGGGGGATCGGCCAGGCAGTCCGACGATGCTGGTTTCCTGATTCAGCCCGAGTTCGTCCAGGAACTGTTCAGCGTGTCCGAGTCCATTCAGGACGGGCTGGGCGAGATTCTGGGCCGTTGCAGCTCCACCACGCTGGGGCCGAACGCCAACAGGCTGGTCGTCCCCTATATCGAGGACGCCAATTACTCCGACGGTAGCCGCTTCGGCGGCGTGCAGATCTATTGGGCCGGTGAGGCGGACAAGGTTACTTCGACCAAGCCCAAGATCGGCAAGTGGGAATGCCAGGTGGAGAACCTGGACGGCCTGGCCTATGCCACGGAAGAGATGCTCCAGGACGCCTCGCAGATGGAGTCCGTCTACATGGGCACCTTCCGCAAGGCATACGATTTCAAGCTCTCGGACGCGGTCCTTCGGGGTGATGGGGCGGCCAAGCCGCTGGGCGTGCTGAACAGCGCCGCGTTGGTCACGGTGGCCAAGGAGACCGGGCAGGCGGCGGACACAATCGTCTATGAAAACGTCCTTAAAATGAACAGCCGTCTGGCCACCAATCGAGGCGTTTGGTTCGCCAACAAGGAATGTCTGCCGCAGCTCGCCACCATGAACCTGTCGGCCGGCACAGCCGGCGTACCGGTATGGATGCCGGCCGGTGGCATTTCTGGCGCCCCCTACGCCTCGCTTTTCGGCATGCCGCTCATCTTCACGGACCTGTGTTCGGCCCTGGGGGATTTGGGCGACATTACCCTCCTGGACCTGAGCCAGTACCGGATCGTCCGTAAGGGCGGGTTGGCGCAGGATTCCTCGATGCACGTCCGCTTCGAATATCACGAAATGGCCTTCCGCTGGAGGCTGCGCGTCAATGGGCAGCCGCAGTGGAAGACCGTCATGACCCCGTACAAGGGATCGGCCACCAGGTCGCCGTTCGTGACCGTGGCGGCCAGGGCTTAAGCAACCACTGACAGAGCGCCTGGCGGGAGAGCAGCCCCGCCGGGCATTCATGGAGAAATAACATGCAAAGAATCAACAATGACCTGCACATCGTGCCGGCCCTCTGGCCCAAGGGGCAGACCGGGGCCGTCTCCGGCGACATCATCAGCATGAAGAACTACCAGCACTGCGATATCCGCATCGCGGTGGGCGCCTCCCCGGGTGGGACGGTGGCCGTCACCCTGGATAAGTCCGCGGCGGTGGCTGCGGCCACGGCGGAGCTCGCCTTCACCAAGTTTTTCAGCTCCGGCCTAAAGCTCAATATCACCGGAAAATCCGGGGCGTTCACCGCCGACAGCGACTATACCGCAGGAGACACCATCACCGGCGGCACGAGTAACGCCACGGCTGTGGTCTACAAGGACATGGGCACGTACCTGCTGTGCCACTCGCATAACGGCACGGCGTTTACCGACGCCGAGACCATCACCGGCGGCACCAGCGGGGCCACGGCCACCGTGGACGGCACGCTCTACGACGAGGACATCATGCTGCCCAGGGTGACGGCGTCGGCTACCACATACACCTTCACCATCCCGGCGGTGGCTGACCAGGTCTACGTCATTCCGGTCGGGGCCTCGGACTTGGGAGACGGCTACAACTGCCTACAGCTGGAGATGGCCGCCCCCTCGGCAGGCACGGTGACCTACGACGCGACCTACATCCTCAGCGGGCCGCGCTACGCGGGCACTCCGATGCCGACTGCCATCTACGACTAAGACCGCCTGACCTGGCCCGCCTGGGCAACCGGGCGGGCAGTCTAAGCCAATAAGGAGAACCCACGCATGGGGGACTTAGGATTTCGCGACAATCCGGGAAACATTCTCGGAGCGAACAGTAGCAACAATCAGTACGATTCCTCGTCGGTCGCCGCGAACGCCGATGGTTCGCTCATCGAGCGCACCGAGTATATCCAGACTGTCGTTGATGCGATCACTACCGGCAACGTGATCCTACAGGGCGCGGCGGATGCCGGTACTAACAGTACGACCGTTATCCCTATCGCTGGCCTTGCTGGCTACGGAAACGATTTCTTCAACACCAGATTTTTCATGCAGGTGCTTTTGAACTCGGACGATCCAACTGCCGCACCAGAGGCAGAGGTGAGGCAGATCACGGATTACGTGAGCGCCACCGGGACGTTCATCTGCACGGCTTTCAGCGCGGCGGTAGAGGCGTCGGATTTGTGCCTGATCTTGCATGAGTCACAAGTGGCCATCGGTCGTGACGACAGTAACAACACCATCGCTACGACAAACGTAGCGGCGAACGTGGACGGTTCGGTGCTGGAGCGACTGGAGGACCTGAAAGACCGCGTCGACGCCGTGGACAATTACGTGGATGCCGAAGTGGCGGCCATTAAAGCCGTGACCGACGCCATTCCCGATGCGGGCGCGTTGACCACCCTTGCCGCTGATGTGACCGCCGTTAAGGGCTACCTTTCCGGAACCGACAGCGCCTCAAACGTTCTGGGGGCAAACGACAATAATAACGGTTTCGACTCCAGCAACGTTGCGGCTGATGATGACGGTTCGGTGCTGGAGCGGCTGGAGGACCTGAAAGCCCGCATCGA